TCAGGGGGTGCGCAGGCGGTGGGTGAGGCTGGTGTGGCGGCGGCCCGCGCCGCGGGTGCGCACCGCCTGGGCCAGGGCGCGGCGGGAGCCGACGATGACGACGAGTCTCTTGGCGCGGGTGATCGCGGTGTAGAGCAGGTTGCGCTGCAGCATCATCCACGCGCTGGTGGCCAGCGGGATGACGACCGCGGGGTACTCGCTGCCCTGGGAGCGGTGGATGGAGACGGCGTAGGCGTGCGCGAGCTCGTCGAGTTCGTCGAAGGCGTACTCGACGTTCTCGTCCTCGTCGGTCAGCACGGTCAGTTTGTGGTCGTCGGGCCGGATGTCGACCACGGTGCCGACGGTGCCGTTGAACACTCCGGCGGCGCCCTTGTCGTAGTTGTTGCGTAGCTGGGTGACCTTGTCGCCGACGCGGAAGACGCGTCCGCCGTAGCGGCGTTCGGGCATGCCCTCCCGGGAGGGGGTCAGGGCCTCCTGCAGGATGGTGTTGAGGTTGCCCGCCCCGGCGGCGCCCCGGTGCATCGGCGCCAGCACCTGCACGTCGCGGCGCGGGTTGAGGCCGAACTTTCTGGGGATGCGGCTGGCGACCACGTCCACGGTCAGTGCCGCGATCTCCTCGGGTTCGTCGCAGGGGAACAGGAAGAAGTCCTTCATGCCTTCCAGGACGGGGTGCAGGCCGGTGTTGACGCGGTGGGCGTTGGTGACCACGCCCGACTCCTGGGCCTGGCGGAAGATGTGCGTCAGCCGTACGCGGGGGATCTGCTCCTCGGCGGCCAGCAGGTCGCGCAGTACCTCGCCCGCGCCGACGGAGGGCAGCTGGTCGACGTCGCCGACGAACAGCAGGTGGGTGCCGGGGGCGACGGCCTTGACGAGTTTGTTGGCCAGCAGCAGGTCCAGCATCGAGGACTCGTCGACCACGACCAGGTCGGCGTCCAGGGGGTTGTCGCGGTCGAAGGTGGCGTCCCCGCCGGGGCGCAGTTGCAGCAGCCGGTGCACGGTGGTGGCCTCGTGGCCGGTCAGCTCCGACAGGCGTTTGGCGGCCCTGCCGGTGGGGGCGGCCAGGATGACCTTGGCCTTCTTGGCTCGGGCCAGGGTGACGATGGAGCGCACGGTGAAGCTCTTGCCGCAGCCGGGGCCGCCGGTCAGCACCGCGACCTTCTCGCTCAGCGCCAGCCGTACGGCCTGCGTCTGCTCCTCGGCCAGGTCGGCGCCGGTCTGTTTGCGCAGCCACGCCAGGGCGGTGTCCCAGTCGACGTCCGCGAAGGCCGCGAGCCGGTCGTGGCCGGAGTTCAGCAGGCCGCGCAGCGCGCCCGCCAGCGACAACTCGGCGCGGTGGAAGGGCACCAGGTAGACGGCCGGGACGGTGTTCTCCCCCGCGGGGATCTCCTCGCGGACCACGCCCTCCTCGGCGACGAGTTCCTCCAGGCACTGCAGGGCCAGTTCGGCGGGGACCTGGAGGATCTTGACGGCGTCGGCGACGAGGTTGGGGGCGGGCAGGTAGCAGTGGCCGTCGTCGGCGGCCTGCGACAGGGTGTAGCGCAGCCCGGCCTTGACCCGTTCTGGGCTGTCGTGCGGGATGCCGACGGCTTGGGCGATGGTGTCGGCGGTCTTGAAGCCGATCCCCCACACGTCGTCGGCCAGCCGGTACGGCTCGCTTCTGACGACGGTGATGGAGGCGTCGCCGTACTGCTTGAAGATCCGCACGGCGATGGAGGTGGTCACCCCGACGCCCTGCAGGAAGATCATCACTTCCTTGATGACCTTCTGCTCCTCCCAGGCGGCGGCGATCATCTTGGTGCGTTTGGGGCCCAGGCCCGGGACCTCGACCAGCCGTTCTGGGGTGGTCTCGATGATGTCGAGGGTGTCGGTGCCGAAGTGGGCGACGATCCGCTCTGCCATCTTCGGGCCGATGCCCTTGATCAGTCCTGAGCCGAGGTAGCGCTGGATGCCCTGCACGGTGGCGGGCAGCACGGTGGTGTAGGACCACACCTCGAACTGCCTGCCGTAGCGGGGGTGGGTGCTCCAGCGGCCGGTCAGGCGCAGCGACTCCCCCGGCTGGGCGCCCAGCAGTGGCCCGACCACGGTCAGCAGGTCGGCGCCGGAGCGTTCGGTGGCGACCCTGGCGATGGTGTAGCCGGTCTCCTCGTTGGCGTAGGTGATGCGTTCGAGGACAGCGTCGAGGTTCACAGCAGAGGGGCCGTCCGACCCGGGCTTCACGGAAAAACCCTCCTTTTCACGTGTTCCCGCCCAGGGTAGAGCAGTGGCGCGCGACCGTGATCGATCCACGGGATCACATCACGTGATCTTCCGCGACAGGTTGCGGATGGGCGCCACCGTCCTCTGAAAGCGGGAAGCCCCGCTCGCCCTTCCGTGAAGGAAGGGCGAGCGGGGCTTCACCGGTTGCGGGGTCGGCGGCGAGGCCGCCTCGTGGTGCGCGTCGATCAGGGTGAACGGTCGATGTGGTGCTGTTCGTACGTCGGGGCCTTGGTGGAACCGAGCAGCACGCCCAGAGCGGGCCAGCGCTGTTCCAGCGCACGGAACACGCCGTAGTACAGGCTCGTGCCGAGCGCGACCGCGCCGGCGCTGATCTCCTCGGCCGACACGCCCTCGACGGTGACGCCGCGCAATGCCAGCCAGCCGAGGGCGCCGCCGACCAGGGTCGGGACGACGGTCCGCCACAGCGACAGGATCCACGAGTGGAACATGATCTCTCCTAACACACGAAAGTCCGGACAATCCCAGGTTTGGAGGCTCGAGCCGGGTCAGGTGACCTTGAGCAGCGCCGCCCATGTCCTCGGGCCGGTCTTGCCGCCCTCGGAGGTGAGCCCGGCGGCCTTCTGGAAGGAACGCAGCCGCTCGTCGTGGTGCCGGGTGAACACGGTGGCGTCGGCGACATCCGGAATCGGGTAGCCGCGAGCGAACAGCAGTCCGCTCAGCGTCTTGACGTGCCAGCCGGTGAGCGGATTCTTCTCGTCGAGGTAGAGAAGCGGCAGTTTCTTCACGATCTCCTCCATCCAGTCCTGCTCGGGGTTCGGCTCGGGGCTGGGAGGCCTGGTCACGGTCCCGTACGGTGGGTTCCAGAAACCGGCGATGACGCTTGAGGAACGAACGCGTCGCCTGACCGCGTCGCCGGTGTTGCCTTCGATGGACTGGACCCGGCCGTCGCCCAGGTTCCGTTCGACGATGCCGACGTGGTCGATGTCGCCGATCCGGTCGGTCCCCTCCCACGCCATGAACAGCAGCGCACCGGGTTTCGCGTGCTTGCGGATGTTCTCGTCCCCGCCGGGATACCAGCGGCCGAGTCGTCGGCCGTCCTGCGCGTGCCACACGGTGTAGGCGCGGTCCCCGCTGGGCAGTACCGCGGCGGCGTTCCCGGACCGGCGGGCCCACTCGGTGATCGCCATGTCACACCACGGCGCGGTCAGGAAGACGTCGCCGTTGCGGCGGGCGTAGGCGCGAGTGATCGCGTTGGGACGCCCCTGGACGCCGAGGAAGGCGCGCGCGGCAGCCAGCATCCTGTCGACTGTCATCGCGGTCCCTCCTCGTTCTCGTCGTGGGGATCGCCCTCGTAGACACCGGTCTGCGGGTTGAGGACGTAGCCCAGCCGCCGGAGCACCTGCTCCTCGTCGGGTTCGGTCGGCCCCCACGCGTGACGGTCCATCTCGGCGGTTACCAGCTCGTGTTCAGACAGTTCGGGCACCGCTCACCTCCTCGGGAACACGGTCGAGGTTCAGCCACTCGGCGACGGTCATGCCGTACACCGACGTCGGCACATGGAAGGGGAGGGCGGCGGGCACGACCAGCACGCCGTCCACGACGGGAAAGACGTTCATTCCGAAGCGGCCGCACCCTGCTGATGCCCATCACCGGCGTAGGAGTCGGTGGCCTGCGTGGTGGTGACGTTCACGATCGGACCGGCCGAGAGCCGATGCTGCTCCAGGTGCGTGGTCAGGCCGTCCTCGACGCGGCGAACGCCTCTCTCCAGCCGATCCACCGCGTCGCGCAGACTGCTGCCGTGGTTGGGCCGCAGCTCCTGCTCTATCACCGCCACCCGCTCGGGGAACCCCGGCCGGTACGGCACGCCCGGCCTGGCCGCCTCGCCGTTCCAGTCGTCTAAGAAGTGACTCAGGCGACGCACCTTGACCATCAAGCCGGCCACCGCCTTCCACAGGAGCGCGACTCCCGTGCCGACGATGCCGATGATCACGAACACGTCCACCCAGGCGATCCCGGTCATCAGCGCACCCCCATGAACGTGGCCGGAGGCTTGGTCCCCGGTGGGGCGCCCTGATCGCGCTTCCACGCCACCGCCAGCCGCTTGGCCTCCACCCGCGCCGGATCCAGTCGGATCCCCTCGCGCATCGGCCCCAGCGGGTCGGAAGGCGCGACGCGGGCCGACCCGACGAAGGCGAGTGCTCCCTGCCGGTCGGCGTGCGAAGCGGCCTCCAGCCGCACCATATGCTCCTTGACCAGGCGGATGCGCTCCAGGTGCGCCTGCTGCCGCGTCTGGGGCGACACTCCCGGCGTCCAGCACGTGGGCAGGTCTGCGGTGGCCTGCAGCACCGGCAAGGCCGCCTTGTCCTCCCACGACAGCGCGTCCTGCGGGTGGGGAATGAACCGCTCGTGCAAGGCGACGTCGATCAGGGTGTCGATGTCCTCGTGGTCGATGCCGTACTCGGCCGAGCGCCACTCCAGCAGCGAATGCGGTACGGCGGAGATGCCGTACTCGGTGGTGTTCTCCCCGACCTCGTACACCCCCCACACCGGTTCGCCGCCGCTGGCCGGCACCTGTGTGGCGTCCCCGGTCGCCGGGAAGTCGGTGTGGCCATACGACAGCTCGACGTCCCAGATCGTCCATATCTGCGGCACGGAAACTCCTGCTCGTGGTTAGGACGAGCCCGCGTGCCGGTGCGACCACCAGTACAGGGCGAAGCTCGTGGAGTTGGCGAGGTTGACCTGGAAGCCCGACACGCTGGAGTAGGTGACGGCCCAGGCCTTCGGTGTGAAGTTGTTGCCGTAGCTGTTGCCCGCGCCGCCGTCACGGACGGTGCACACCGGCCCCATGTTGGTGGCCATCGTCGGTCCGTACGGTATGTGCAGCCAGTTCGGCGTCGCCGCCCCGCCGATGGTGTAGGAGCCCACGTGGAGTGCGTCGTACGGGTCGGCCGCCATGGTGTCGCGGAAGCGGCCTCGGATGTAGTAGTAGCCGGTGCCGTCCAGGTGGATGTAGCACTGTGTACTGGAGGAACCGTCGTTGTAGCCATAGCGGGCGTAGGTGTTGGTGATGTCGAGGTTTCCGCCGTTGTCGTAACTGCCGGAAGCGCCCCGGATGCGTAGCCGTACTGACTGGGAGGCGACCTGCAGTTCGGCCTGCGAGCTGCCCGACCAGGAGCTGCCCGAGGTCAGGTAGAGCGCCGTCTCGCCGGAGTACAGGCTGTCGTCGGAGTAGATGCGCGAGTAGTTGCTCGAGCCGCCCGGGTAGAAACGCAGGTCCAGGGTGGAGGAGTCCAGGATGAAGCGGCGGCCCGTGGCGGCAGAGCGCATCACGGACCCGGTGATGATCCGGCCGTCGATGGCGTCCGCGCTGAGTTTGCCCGCGGTGATCGCCCCGGCGGTGATCTTGTCGGCGGTGATGGCCGCCGCCGCCAGGTGCCCCGTCTGGATCGCCCCGGCCTCGATCTTGTCAGCCGTCACGGCGTTCGCGCTGATATGTCCGGCCTCGATCGCCAGCGCCTGGATCAGCCCTCCGGTGATGGTCCCGGCGGTGATCTTCGCGTTCGCGGGGATCGTGCCGTCGATGATCGCGGTCGCGCCGTCGATCACCTGGCCGATCAGGTCGGTGTCGACCAGCGGGTGCGTCGCGGCCACCACGTGCGCCGACTCGCCGCTGACGTTGCCGCTGCGATCGAGGGCGACGAGCCAGAACTCCCGGTCGGTGTTGTATGGCAAGCCGGGAACCACGGCGGTGCCCGCCCGGTCCAGCCACTCCACCGCCCGTCCCATGTCGTCGGAGTCGAGCGGGTCACGCATCATGACCAGTACCCGCGCGAAGTCCTTCGGCATGCCGGTGCCTGAGCCGGTCAGGCCGTCCCAGGTGACGCGTACCACGCCGAGCCGGGAGTCGACGACCGGCGCCGAGGGGTCCGGGGGCGGTGTCTGATCGTCCGGGATGACGATCTCCGCCGACGCGGTGATCTGGCCGCGCGTGCTGCCGTTGACCGCCCGCACCCCGAACTGCCAGCGCGATCTGGGCTCCAGCGGGCTGTAGGTGACGGCCGCCGAGGAGGTGGTGGCCAGCACCCGGACCGCTCCCGTGCCCGGCGGGGAGATCCCCACCAGCTCATAGCCGTCCACCGACAGGGCGGTGCCGTTGACGTCCGTGCTCACCGGGTTCCACGACACGGTGATCTGGCCGTGCGCGTAGCCCTCCTCGTCCAGGTACGCGGCAGGGGAGATGAGCAGCCCGGTCGGCGCGGCCGGTTCCCGGTCGCTGTCTTCCGGCGCCGGGTCGGCGCCGGACCCGCCGGAGGAGACGCCGCCGGTGAGGATGCCCGCCGCCTGCCGGGCCAGGCGGATGTCGCGCTCGAGGAAGCGGTCGTTCAGGGTGAGGTTGCCGCCGACCACCCCGGAGGAGTCACACGACAGCGTGACCTGCCGTACCCGCAAGCTCTGCAGGACGCCCTGGTCGCCGGGCGCCCGGATGTAGTCGCCGGGCGCGTAGTGCTCCAGCGGCAGCCACCGGGCCTCGTACGGCGTGATGGAGCGGGTCAGCTGCACCCGTTCGCCGCCTGCGCGCTGCAGCGCGTTGTCGCCCAGCAGCCGCGCGGTGCCCTCGTCGGTGACGCCGCCCTGGGCCTGGTAGGACTCCCATCGGCCCCACGGCATGGTCGCGGACGGGTTGGTCACCTCGACCCGCAGCCCCTCCTCCCCCACGACGAGGATCGCCGAGGCGGCGTCCTCGAGCGTGGCGTCGTCCGGCGCGGAGTCGATGTCTCGGCCGAGCCGCAGTTCCACCGGGCCGGGTCCGGTCGCTCGGTTGACGGCCAGCGCGGTGTCGGCGTTGAACACCCGCAGCGTGCGGCCCTGCATGCACCAGTCGATGACGCCCTGCTCGGCCAGGTTGATGAGCAGGGCGAGCAGGTCCACGCCGGGTTCCAGACCGAGCGTCATGGTCGTCGCCCAGGCGTGGTCGGCCGAGTCGGTCTCGTCGTCGAAGTCGATGTTCAGGCCGAGCAGTGTGTCGCGCCCGTGGCCCTCGTTGACCAGCGTGGCCAGGATCGCACCCGGCGTCGTCGTGGTGAACGGCCGCTTGCCGTCCACCATGCCGAGATCCGGATACAGGACGACCTTCCGTAGCATCCAGGCCCAGCCGGGGCAGTCGAACGACAACGCCCCCATCCGGTCGGTGCTGTCGCCGCCGCGCTTGATCCTCAGGAAGCGGCCGTTCTCCGGCTCGGTCCAGGGGCCGCCGTCGACGCTGTACTCCACGGCGATCTCGCACGGCTGCGCGAGCCGGGAAGCCCCCGGCGCCAGGGAACTGTAGGCCAGCCGGAGGCTGGAGACGTCGTTGAGAGGCAGGGCCGCCTCCCAGCCGAGATGGGCGGGCAGCAGTCCCAGCCGCGCCCCGTTCGGGGCGTAGGCCGCCAAGCGCAACGCGTACCGTTGCGGTCCACCCGGAGTGATCACTTGCACATGTCCCCCGTCCATCACGTTTCCTGTCGCGACCGGATTCGGCCGATCTCTGCGCGGGTCGCTGCCTCAGTGATTCATGTCCGATTCCGGATGACCTGCGGTCGCATGGGTGGAGCCGCGAAGGGGCCATCCCATTGAATCCACACCGGCCGGATCAGCGTCGGGGACGCAAGTTCACAGGTAGGAGCGCCGAGCCCGAATTTCGATCTTCGATGCTCCGGTGGTCGACGTCGCGGTCGCGGTGATGAGCACCACTCGGGAGAACGGGTCTCCCGCCCCCACGGCCGGGGTGAGATGCAGCCAGCGAAACGCCGAGCCGGGACCGGTGGTCTGGACGGTGCCCGTCACATCCGTCACGTTCGGGCCGGGTGTCGGATCCCAGGTGTCGACGGTGGCCTTCGCCGCGCGCATGGTCGCGCAGTCGATGATCAGTCGCTCGGTGGACAGCAGGCCGGACGGGCGAGTCACGGTGGCCCCGGTCGCGACGTCGACCACGGCCGGGTTGACCGCCGGGCCGGTGACGCGGATGAGTGCGTCGGTGATGGGGCCGGTCGCCCCGGCCAGCGTGGCCACCGCCTGGTTCGCCGCGTTCGCCGAGCCCGTCCAGGTGGTGGCGAACTCGTCACGCCAGTACACACCCGGAATCCGGGCCACGGCGGTCAGCCGGGCGCGCGCGGCCCCGGTGTTGATCTCGGGCTCGGAGACGGAGGTGATGGTCGCGTCGGCGACCCGCACGATCGTCCCGGCTTCGTATCGCAGTGTCATGAGCCGGTGGCGCACCCCGAGCAGCGCGCTGAGCGCCTCCAGGTTGGCTTCCATCTGCTCGTAGCCGCCGTCGCCTCCTCCCGGGGTGCGGGAGGTGACGGAGAACTCCAGCGGCAACGACGTGGTCTCGTGATCCAGGCCGAGGACTGGCAGTTCCCCGGCGCGGCCGGGCATGACGACCTCGACCGAGCGCACCCCGGGCAGCGGGCGGCGCCGGGTGCCTGGCTTGAGGCGCCAGCAACCCGCCGGATGATCCAGCGCGACGCCGTCGAGGCTGTAGGTCGGCATCCGTACATCTCCTGTGACTTGTGAGAACGCGGTGGCGCGGGCGGCTCCGCAGCGTCTGAGGCCGCCGGGTGGGGTGTACGGACGAACAGACCCGTGGCCGTCAGACCAGGCCGACCATGGCCGCGTACTGAAGTCCTCGGTTGACCGTGCGACTGGTGGGCTCGGCCTGGGGATAGTGGTTGGTGACGTGCACCGTGACCGGTCCGCCGGCCCGGCCCGGTTGGACCGGCCGTCCGGTCGAGCCGACCCGAAGCCGCGGGTCGAAGGTGCGGGTGAGCTGGCCGGCGATCCGCTGTGCCGAGGTCATGACCGCCGCCGAGGATCCGACCATGCCGAGCCGCAGGCCCGCCATGGTGTGGCCGCCGATCGCGGCGAACACCCGCGACGGCGACTTTATCTTCAACGTCTTCTTGATCCGGGTGACCAGGACGTCGGCGATGTTCTGCATGGCCGCTTCGATTTGCTTCTTCTGGCTGATCAGGCCGGTGAGGAAGCCCTTTCCCGCGTTCTTGCCCGCGTCGAACATCGCGTCGGCGGCGTTCTTGCCCGCCTGTTTCGCCGCCTTGTCGATCGCGGCCTGCGTGCTGTTGATGCTCTTGAAGGTGCTTGAGTCGGCGGCCAGGAGCGCCTGTCCCAGTTCGGTTCCGGCTTCGGGGCCGGCCTCGATGACCTGCTGGAGGAGCGCCTTGTTCAGGCCCCTCTTGGCGAGTTTCTTGATCACATTGGCGAAGGCGCGGACCTGCGTCAGTTTGGCCTGCAACCCGGCTTGGATGCCGCCCGCGGTGGCCGGATTCTGCTTACCCTGGGCGTCGGTGCCGAAGTTGATGTTCGACAGGGACGCGAACTGACGGGCCTGGTCGGAGACCTGGCCGACGTACTGCATGGCGTCGGCGATGGCCTTGGCGATGGTCTCGCGCTCCCGGGCCAGCTTCAGAAGCTTGGCGTTGCCCGAGCTCACCGCGTCGACGAGAGTGTCCTTGACGCCCTCGCTGATCTCCCCTGCCTTGAAGGCGCTGATCACGGCGTTGCTGAGTTTGCCCGCCGTCTCCTTGATCGTGGACTCCTGGCCGGTCAGACCGACGACGAGACCCTTGCCGACGTCGGAGCCGATCCCCGCGAACACCCGTGACGGGCTGGAGATCCCGAAGATCCCCTTCACGGTGTCCACGACACCCTTGGCGAGGTTCCTGATGGTGTTCACGAAGGCGTTCCAGGCCTTCGTGAAGCCGTCTTTGATGCCGTTGACCAGATCCGTTCCGAGAGTCTGGAGTTTGGTGAAGGCGTCGGTGATGGTCTTCTTGAAGGCCCCGACCGCATTCTCAATGATTTTGAATGCGCCCTTGAAGTCGCCCTGGAACAGCTTGACGACGGCCTGGACGACGCTGAGGATCAGCGGCAGCGCCGCCGTGCCGAGCTGAACCAGCGGCGGCAGGAAGGGAGCCACCGCCCCGACCACCTTCGCGAAGGCGGTCGCCAGCAGGGTCAGGATCGGCGTGAGCGCCTTGAGCAGGGTCACGATGATCGGAAGCAGGGCGGTGATCAGCTGTGAGATCGGCGGCAGGATCGGCAGCAGAGCGGTGATCACCTGGCCGAACGCCGACGCGAGAACCGCGAGGACCGGCTGCAACGCCACCAGGATCGGCTGCAACGCCGACGCCAGAGCCTGCACGATCTGGGTGAGCACCGGCATCAGCGCGCCTGCCAGTGTGGCGGCCAGCTGCAGGAATGGCGGCAGCAACGGAATGATCGCGACCAGGATCTGTGCGAACTGGCCGATCAGGCTGCCGATCAGCGGGCCGAGCTGTACCAGCACCGGTCCCAGCTGTGCCGACAGGGTCTGCGCGACGAGCCTCAGGCCCGCCATCAGTGGCCCGGCCACTTGACCGGCGAGCTGTACGAACGCGCCCAGCAACGGCCCGAGCGCTTGGAGGACACCGCCGATCCCGGTCACGAGCGTCGCCAGCAGCCCCGAATTCTGCGACATGGCCTGGGTGATCGGTGCCATGAATCCGGCGATCTGGCCGCCGAACGTGCCGAGGGACCCGGCCAGCTGACTGAGCATGGGAGCGACCGCTGCCACGAGCCCCTGCACGGCGGGCAGGACAGGCTTCAGAAACGAGCTCAGGCCGGTGGTGAACTGCCCGATCAGTGGAGCGAGCGTGGAGAACATGTTGCCCAGAGCTGGCGCGATCTGAGAGGAGAACGTGCTTTTCAGGGAGCCCGCGGCCTGCACCAGCGGCCCCTCGAACACCGACGCCGCCTGCGCGAGATCGGCCTTGACCGACATCCCCAGGTCGGCGAACGCCGCCTTGACCTGCGGAGCGGCCATCGCCGCCGAAATACCGAGCTTGGCGATCCCGGCGACCGCGCCGGCGAACGCCAGCGCCAGACCTCCGCCGACCGCCACACCGGCGACGCCCAGCCCGGCCAGCAGCCCCGCTGACTTCGCTCCGGTCGAGGCGATCGACGCCCCCGCCGTTGTGAGTGCCGAAGCCGACGACCTGGCCCCCCGGCCGACGGCGCCGCCCATCCGGGCGGCCGCCATGCCGACAGCGATCATGGCGGCGTGTATGCCCGTCGCCTGGGCCTTGATTCCAGCCGTCGCCCTGCCGAGCGGGCCTGTCATTCGGTCGCGGAGTTCGAGCGTCGCGTACAGCTCGCCGACGTTCAATGCCACGGCTCACCTCCGGGGATCGTCGTGATCAGGGGTGAGGGAGCGGGCCGTCCGCGAGTCGGCGGACAGAAGCCCGAGAATTCGAATGCGCAGCCACCGCCAAGAGCGGGAGGTGAGCAGGCCGGGTTCGTCGAGGTCGACGCCGTATTCGGCGTGGAGGTCGGCCTCGACCAGAGACCATCGTTCCAACAGGTCGGCCCAGGCGACGGTCGATCCGTCCACGGAAAGGCCGTCGCCTGGGTCGTACCACTCACGTAGCCCCGTTAGCGGGTCGACCGGCCCGCCGTCCGAGCCGTCTCCTTCGGGGCTTCCGCTTCCGGGTCGGCCTGCCAGTACTTGGCGGCGCTGTCCTCGTCGCCCGCGATCCAGAGGAACGCGGTGATCCCGCAGTGCTTGATCTTGGCCCAGGACACGCCGTCCTCGATCATCTCGTCGAAGGCGGTGCCGAGAACCCTGCGGTACAGATCCTTCTCTCCGTCGTCGGTGAGCTCGGCCTCGTCTATCTGCTTGCCGTTGGCGGCGTTGATGCCGACGGTCATCAGCTTCTGGCAGAACAGGCCGGTCGCGGCGTCGGCCGGGGGGACGCGGTACACCTTGCCGCCGATGGGAAGGTCCAGTCCATCGCGGAAGAAGTCGTTGAGGTCAGCGAACGTGGCCATCGCGTCAGGCCGCCGTGGGGTTTTCGATCGCGGTCGGCTTGCCCTGGCCGGTCAGCTCCACCTCGAACGGCTCCAGGTCGGTGACCTCGCCGCCGCCGCCCTTGTACTGGACCGCGGCCGTGCCGACGAAGGCGTCCGGAGAACCGTCCTTGCGGTACCAGCGGACTTCGACGTTGGCGGTGACGCCGACCACGAGTCCAGCCTGCCGCAGGAACTCCTGGCCGGGGTCGGGCACAAAGGAGACCGAGGCCGAGTCGCGCTTGCGGCGCCCCTCGATCTCCAGCTTCCACTTGCGCTGGGTGACGACCTCACTCGCCCAGCCGTCCGAATCGAAGTCGCTGTCGTCCTCGGTCTCGCTGTCCAGGCCGAACTCGAGCTTGGTCAGCCCCTTGACGGTGGTCCAGGTGGGGCTGGCACCGCTGGAGGTGTTGACCTCCAGGATCCAGTCCTTGGCGAGCAGGCTGCGAAGCGCCATGTGCATTGCTCCTTCGGGCATGAGAGAACCACGAGCTGAAGTGCTCGTGGAAATCGAGAGATTGGAGTTATCCGATGCGGTACGGGGAGGGCCGGTCGACCAGCAGCTCGTAGCAGTCGGCGCGTTCCCAGCGTCCGTTGGAGTCGCGGTCCAGGGGCGCGACGATTCGCCGCTGGGACAGCAGGACCAGGACGCCCGTGGGCAGCACTCGGTCGGACAGGCCGTGCAGGGCGTCGAACACCAGGTCGGCCAGGTCGTCCACGACGCGCGGGTCCGCCTTGCCGCGGACGCGGAACTGGACCTGCACGCTGGCGTCGGTCTGGGCGGCGTCGTCGCCCGCACGGCCCACCCCGTAGATCGCCAGCGCGATCGCGGTGTCCGGGGAGGCGGGCAGACCGCCGATGGTGAGTGCGGTGCGTGTGCCGTCGTAGACGCCGGTCGGGTTCCACTCCCCCACTCCGGCCTCGGCCAGCAGCATCGCCAGACCCGACAGCAGATCACGGGTGAACGTCGTCACAGCGCCCGCCGGATCTGTGCGGCGATGAGCCTCTGCACGATTTGGGCCTCGTCGCGCGCCGGGTCCTCCAGGTACTTGGCCTTGCGGCCCGGGGCGTGCTTGTAGGTCAGGTTCTCGTGCTGGACGACCGCGTACGGCGTCTCGTAGGAGATGGTGGCGCGTAACTGCTTGTCGTCCACGCTCGCCGCTCCCGACCGTTCCAGCGTCGCCTCCTCGAGCGGGACCTGTGTGCGTGACACCTGGAGGACGTGCTCGACCCCCATCCGCAGTCCACGGGCCGCGGCTTGGTGAGCTTTGGCGGTCAGCTTGGTGGATGAGAGCTTCGCCTTGAATCCCTCGCGGCTCATCGGCACACCACCTCCACGTGATCAGGGGTGGGCAGGCCGCCGGCGTCGCGAATGCGGAAGGCGATCACCGTGGTGGTCCGCCCGTTGACGGTGACCTGCGATCCGGCCGGACAGCGGACGCCCGGCTCCATGTAGAGGGTGATCTCCGAGACGACCTCGTCGCCCTTGCTGTCACGGACCCTTCGCCGCTCGTCGTCGGCCAGGCAGCGCACCGTCACCGGAGCGCCGTAGACCGGGCCGTAGGCTGAGTCGCCTTCGAACGGCTCGACGACCGCGGTGTGCCGCAGCAGCCAGTCAGGCAGAACCGTCACCAGGTCACCGTTCCTTCCCTACCAGCGGGCGCCGTCGATGACTATGCCGGGCAGCAGCCCGGCCGCTCGCAGGATCGACGCGGCGTCCTGGGCGTACCTGAACGCGCCCTCCCCCGAAGCGCCGGCGCGGTCCAGCTTCACCGAACCGATCGAGACGGACTTGAACGCGGTGGCCACGCCGTACGGGTCGCCCACCGCGATGGACCAGGCGGTTTGCGCGCACGTCGCACGCCGTACGGCCTGCCGGACCTTCGGGTCGGTCGGCATCTCCGCGGGGTCGACGGCGTAGACGGCGCCCATCAGCAACTCGTCGATCCGCTCGGAGGCCCTCTCGAGGGCCTGATCGATCCCGTCAGGCGCCGGCTTGCCGGTGTAGTCCGCGTAGTCCTGCGCGGTCGCGTAGACCAGCATGGCTCACGCCGGCAGTTCGTAGACGCCGACCGAGACGCCGGTGGTCGCGGAGAAGTCGATCCACACCTTGCCGTTCGGCTGCCGGTAGACCGCCGGAAGCGGCGGGATCAGCACGTCGCCGGTGGTGGCGGGAATGACGTAGTTCCGGTCGGGGATCTCCTGGCCGTCGATCTGACCAGGGATGACGAGTGTGACCGTCTTCGGGGCGGAGTCGGTGTTCTTGACGCGAATCACCCGCTTGTCCGACCAGGTGAACATCAGGCCGTCCACCGTCGCCGGGTTGGCCGGAGCGGTGCTCAGCGCCAGCCCCGAACGGGGCAGGGGGATGATCGTCGCCTCGGTACGAGCCATCAGGATTCCTCCTCGTCGTCGCGGCCGAACTCCTCGATGAGCGCCGCCTTGGACAGAGACTTCGCGTCGGCCTCGGTCATGCCGCGAGTGAGCGCGTACGAGACCCAGACGGCCTTGCCGCCGTTCTCGGACGGCCGGCGAGGCGCATGCCGCGGCCCGGCCTCCGAAGCGGGCTCGCCCTCCGGAGCCTGCTCGGGCTCCGGTTCGGCGATGAGCAGCCATACGTTCAGGTGGTCGAGCCGTACCGATCGTTCGGCGAGCTCGACCACCTGGCCGGTGCTGGAGTTGCGGTAGACATACATCAGACGTCGGCGTCCAGCTCGATGTCGATCTGCACGGTCAGGTCGGTCGGTGAGCCGGCGACCGACACGATGACGGCCGACAGGGTGTCACCCGCGGCGAGCTTGGCCGCCGCGACGGCCGGGGTGGCGCTCTTCCAGGTGGCGGCGGCGTCGACCGACAGGTCCTGGGCGAGCAGGTTGCCGCCGTTCTTCTGCGCGTTGACCACCGCGCCCGTGCCGGCGAGGCGGTAGGCGCGGACGGCCTTGACCTTGCACGCGACAGGGGCACGCCACAGGACGTGGGTGCCGGCCGCGGGCGTCTTCAGGGTCAGGGTTCGCTCGGTGAGGCGAGCCTTGTACGACATCGCGTTTCTCCTCAGATGCGAAAGCCCGCCACAGGGCGGGCCGGATGGATACGAGGCGCGGGCTACGCGACGTCGGCGCCCTTGATGAGCACCGCGCGGTCGGGGTCGATGGTCTTGGTGCCGTACAGGCAGTCGATGCTGACCACGTCCTGCTTGAGGTCGATGTCGTAGTCCATGACGACGCGCAGGCCGAAGCCCTTGTAGGAGGCGACGGCCGCGTTCGCCGCGCCCTGCGGGAGCACCAGCGGGCGTGTGACCAGGGCGAACGCCGTCCGGTGAAAGGCGATGCCCACCTCGGTGGTGGACTCTCCGCTCACCTGAGCGGGGACCTTGATGTTCTGCGTCTGGTAGGGGTCGAAGCCGAACACCCGGCGGCCCAGCGAGGCCTCGCGCAGACCGTCGGTGTCCCCCCTGGCGTCGGCCCGGTGGAAGAGCTCGTCGCCGAGCCACTTGGCCTCGGTCTCGGGGCCGATCACCAGGTGGCGGTCGGCGGCCGGAACGTTGCGCTGGTTGAGCACGCGCCGGGCGTCGATCGCCGAGCGGGGATTGTTGTGGGCGAAGACGTTCGGGCCAGGCGGGTTGGAGGGGAACTGGCCGACGACGCCGACCTCCTGCACGACGTTGGCGCGCAGCGCGAGAATGTCACGGTCGATCTTCTGGCTGATCGCTTCCATGGCAGGGGTGAGCAGCTGGACGCCGAAGTCCTCGATCCGCAGGGTGAGATCCTCGGTGGTGACCGCGAAGCTCACGTCGGCGAAGTGGTTCAGGGTGACCTGGATGTCGGTCTCCTGCGCGTTCTGAATCTCGATGCCGTTCGCGCGGGAGAACTCCTTCGCCTCGAAGACGGCCGGCTTCCTCACGTTCACCGTGTCGCCGACCTTGGAGGCGAAGTCCTCGTCGTAGTCACGGTGCACGAGCTGTGCCATGACGCAGGTCTCGTACAGGGTGGCCAGCGCCGCCCGCGCGATCACTTTCGGCGTCAGAAAGGTGTTGGACATGCGGTGCTACTCCTCGCTGGAGTCGGAAGACGACTTGGCGCGGCGTCGCCAGGCGCGGAAGTCGTCGGTGGTCATCTGCTCGGGGTCCGAGGCGCGTCCTCCGGGCCCGCCGGTAAACTCGCCGCCGCTCTTGGCGGGTGGCCCGGACGCTCCGGCCGCCTTGAACTTGGGGTTGTCCTCGACGGCCTTCTGGACGGCCTCGGTGAGCGTGGCGGTGAAGGCCTCGCCGTCCGGGTCGAGGTCGCGGACGTTGCGCAGGAACGAGCGGGAGTCGAGCAACGCGTCGGGGTCGGCGCCGAGTTTGGTGCCGGCGCGGTGCACGGCGAGCTCGATCAGTGCCCTGCGGTGCCGGTCCTTCTCCGCGTCGCGATCCTTCGCCGCGGCGTCCCGCTCACGGGTGAGCCGTTCGACCATTTGCTGCGGGTCGAGAGCCGTCTCCTCCTCGGCGATCACACCGAGGGCCGTACCGATCCGCCGGGCCATGTCCTTCTGCGCCTGGGCGACGAGCTCCTCCGAGGAGGGGCCCTGCTGGGCCTGGTTCCCGGCGGCCTTGCGCGCCTGGATGGCCTCCATCCGGGCGCGCCTCAGCTCGGCCTGGGCCCATCGCGGCAGATCGTCGATCTTCCGAGCGTCCGGCTTGGCCTTGTCCTCCGGCTCCGCGACCTGTTCCGGCGCGGACTCAGGCGAAAGGAACAGCGGGTCGTTTGGGCCGCCCTGCGGCTGGTCCCCGCTCGAGCCTCCCATGACGGGAAGAGCGGGCCGGCCGCCCACATGGGGAGTGAGGATCTGGTCGGGGGCGGCCGCGGTGGAATCGGGCACGGTTTTCTCCTTGGTTCAGTGAGGTGCCGCCCGTCCTGCGGGCCGCGCACACTGCCCGGCCTACGGGCAGCCTGAAATGTCACAAGCGCTCCCGCTTGCGGGTTAGCCGCGCCCGGCCTACGGGCTGTCCGGCTGATCGTGCGTCCGTTCACCGGCTCGCACGTGGACCGTCTTCGACAAGGCGCCGACGACGGCGTGAGCGGTCACAGACATGTGAAAGGCCCGCCTGGAGCGGGCCTTTCACATGTCTTCAGCTGGTGTGACGGCGGTCAGGTCTAGGCCTGCGATGAGCCCTTGGCCTCGTCCCAGCTGTCCAGCAGCGCCTTGATGCGATCGCGACGAGCTTCGAACCGCGCTCGTTCCTCTGGAGACATCTCCTCCAAGCTGGGCGGATCGGCAATCAGAAGCCCGTCCTCATTGCGATACCGCATCTGCGGCTGGTTCATCTCGTCCCGATCCATCGCCACTCCACCACTAGGAGGCCGTCTGCTTCCTCAACCTTAACCACTTCGGCCTCTCCGTCGAGGATGAACTCCTCGGTGTGGCTCATGGAGCCGACCGGAGACAACTCTACCCCGGCCGCGTCGCCTATCTTGAAAAGAACCTGTTCCCCATCGACGGGCCTGAACAGATCGTTGCTGGTGTCTTCTGCATACATCAATGATCTGTCAAAATCAGGCGTGAAGGACGACACATTCAGCCGCTCTCTGTATCCCGGCTCATATTTTTTGAGGTCGCCCTTCATGCGCAACCCCTTGTAGGCCAAGGGCAGAGGCTTCGGATCCGCCAGCCACTGATTCAGCCTGAAGGCGGCGGCATGTAGATCCTTCCGCAGCTCATCCACTGTATATTCGCCGTGCCGAGGTCTGAGCGGCTTCGAGTGAAGGGTCATCCATTTGTCCACGGCTTCGTCAGGGACACCCTCGACGGTATGTCGTTCGAAGTCGAAGCCGTGGAAAGGTTCCTTCCCCTCCCGAAGGTTTTGCACCACTCGTTCGAGAATCTTCCGGCCACCGTATTGGTACTGGAGTAGGCCCGTGGTGCGTTCGTCCAGATCTTCGATGTAGCGGAAGTCGTCATCGGCTTCGATCATCACTCCGACACGGGGAGGGGGGTCCCCGCGTCTGCGCAGCCTGTGAGTCTTGGCGTCTCCCAAAAGCTGCCCGAACTGCGGCTCCTTGTCCGGTTCCGCCTTGTCGGCAGGGTCGCTTGCGTCCGTCCGCTCCGGTGGGAGTCCGCGATCGAACGCAGTTCCCTCCGCCGGGTCCCTCTCGGGAGTCGGCTCCTCCCGCCGCGGCTCGGCATCGGCGTCGGCCGCCGGTTCCCGCTTCGTCCCGTCGCGTTTGGCCGACTGCCTCTTCGGCTTCCCGCCCTCGGGCGTCGCGGCCGGTTTCGTCGGCGGCTTCGTCACTCCCGGCAGGTAGACCGACAGGGAGTGCTTGCAGTTCGGGTGGAAGAGGCCGGCGAGCCGGGCGTCGGCGACGGAGGCCGCGACGTCCACCTCGACCTGCAAGCCGTCTTTTATGGCGTGTTCCATCAGGCGGGGACCGGCGCCGCCGTTCTGGGTGAGGATCTTCCCTTCCCACGGATCGCACTTGGGGCAGTTGTACGGCGTGGCCGACACGATGACCAGGTCGAGCCCGGCGTCCCGCATCGTGGCCAGATGGCCGTCCACCGCGGCGCGGGCCGTCGCGGTCCGCATGGCCATGTCCACGTAGGCGGACATCTTCCAGGCGCGGCCGTTCTTGTCACGGAATGGCACCTCTGAGCGCAGCCGCCTCAGTGCGTCGCGGGCGGCCTCCTTGCGGGTGCGGGCCCCGGTGAGAACCTGACCGGCGGTGTCCGCGATGGTCTTGCGGTAGACGTCCTCCACGACGCGCAGCGCCGACAGATGCACCGCCGACAGCTTCTCCACGGTCTGCCGGGCGAGCTCGTTGACGCCTTGACCGGAGTTGATCAGGCTCTTGGCGCCCAGCTTGCGCGCGTCGCCGAGGACTTTCTCCAGCCGCTTGCGGACCTTGTCGTCGTGGACCTGGAGCACCGCCGAGGTGACCGCGGCGTCCATCCCGTCGGCCCAGGACTCCACCACGGCCCGTTCGGCGGCCTTCTTCGCCACCCGGTCGAGACGCCCGATGATCTGCTGGGCCTCCTTGCGGAGCCGGCCGATCTCGGCGAGCCGCTGTTCCTGCCAGCGGGCACCGTCCCGCTCGGTCTCGTCGCCGCCGGTCGCGTGCTTAGCGACCTTCTCCGCCAGCAGTCTCTCCGACTCGGCGTACGTCTCCGCCACCAGCCGAGCCCGTTCCAGCGCCCGCTGAACGGCCTCGTCCGGGGTCGGTCCGTCAGTCGTCTTCGCCATCGCCGGGGATGTAGGTCTCGGACAACTCCGTGGGATCGGGCAGGTTCAGCCCGAGCTCGTCGCGCAGACGCCGTATCTCGGCCTTGACCTGGGTGTCGTCCCAGTCGGGGTGCAGCATCCGGACCCGTGTCTCCACCGATGCGGACTGGGCGCGGTTGAGCATGTCGAGCGTCCGGCCGAGAGCCTCGGGGTCGGGCATGACGCCGTCCGGCCACTCGACGGTGGCCTTCTCCGCGACGACCTTGGTCCCGAACACCGCGTGGTCGATCGCGAGAAGCGCCTCGGCCAGCCACGCGAGCGCGGGCGTCCAGTAGTTGAGCTTCTTGCCGCGTGTCACGAAGGATCTGCGCTCGCGGGAGTGGATCTCCGTCGCGGTCGCCGCCTGCCCGTCGGCCGCCTCGCCGAAGCTCTGCACGCTGTAGCCCGCGCCGCGCAGGATCTGCGCGAGCAGCGACTTGGCGGTCTCCTTGTGCTCGGCGACGCGGATGGCGAACTGGGAGACGGTGATCATGCTCGGGCCGCCGTTCGCGGGCGGCATCATCCCGAGCCCGGAGTACACCTCGCGGTCCGGGTCCCAGGTCGACCCGCGGCCCCGGCCGGTGTTGGCGAGATACACCTCCGGGACGATGATCCTTCCCTTGCCGAGCCGCAGGTCCCGCATCCAGCTCGTGTACGTCTCGTCGAGCGCGTCCATCAGCGGCTCGACGCCTGCGTAGTCCGAGCGGCCGAGAGACGTGCCGCGCAGAGTTCTGTGCGGCTTCATGTTCGGCACGTAGTAGGTGAGCAGGCCTCTGTCGTAGCCGGTGTCGAGACCGCCCTCGGCGTCCACGACCTGGGCGAACCCGGCCGTCGCCGGGTGGTCCTCCAGGGGCGTCTGCATGCCGAGCCGTTCCCGGTCTCCGCGGTACAGGCCGTGGTAGACGCGGCCCGTCTCGTGGCGCTCCAGGTGCCGCCAGACGAACTTCTCCTCCTTGTGGAGGACCTTCCAGAAGGTGACCGCCCGCAGCCTGTTGTTGGCGAACTCCGGCACCGCCGCGTCGGCAGGGACCAGGTCCAGGATGGGATGGTCGGAGATCTCGCTGTTCCAGCCGACGCGCAGGTAGACCCCGCCGTAGGCGGAGCCGAGCTCGGCGGACTCCAGCAGCGTGCCGTACACACCGCCCTCGGAGAGGATCCTGTCCAGCCGCGCCTGTCCCTTCCGCCCGGGGACGCGCAGCGTGGGAGGCTCGCTGAAGAGCAGGTCGGCGCTCGTGGCCGAGATGTCGGCGGCGATCGGCACGTGCAGCTTCGTCGAACGGGACTGGCCCGCGGGGATCGGGCTGCCCCAGAACCACCGGGCCACCCGGCCGACGACGCCGCCGGCGTACTGCAGGGGCCGGTCCCAGCCCTTCAAGTCCAGGCCCAGACCGGGGGTCACCCCGGCGCCGTAGACCTGTGAGAGACGGTCCGGGTCACCGGAGTACCAGGCGCCCCACTGGGAGTAGAGCCTGTTCTCCGGCCGGATGTACGGAGGCGGCCATTCCATGTCACGGCCGGGAAGCGGCATCGTCGCCTCCTCTCTCTACGCAAGCGCCAAGGCTTGCGACATGTATGCGGTTATTTGGCTTCGGGATGCTCACGCCTGCTCCGGCCGGTGCCAGGTGCCGCCGCGGCGCGGCGGCGGGTTCACGCCGTACGTCTCGTGGTGTTCGCACCCGCCTTCGGCGAGGTCGCGGAAGGACATGCCGAACGGGTCGAGCACGGCGAGACCCACCGTGTTCCCGTCCGGGGCGACCTCGGTGACGATCGCGGCGCGGCACGGCAAGGCGTCCGCATCCTCCGGCGCGCCGTGTGAGACGTAGTGGACGACTTCGCCCACGGCCGGTGTCTGGCTCACGGGGCTCCTTGGATAGGTCTGGGCGTGGGTGAGCGGTGCGGCTGCCGGGGCGAGGCGGGCCTCACGGGCTCCGACGGCCGATGGGCCGTGCAGGAAGCGTCGAGACCGTCGCCGCGTCAGGTGACGGTGACGAGTCCGGAGGCGAGCACCGGCCGCTCGTCGGGACGGGTGACGCGGATCCATCCCTGATAGGTGCCGTCCGGCAGGACCACCGCGCCGGGCCCGACACGGATGCGAGCGACCGCGCCGCCCCGGTTGACGGCCCCCCACGAGGCCGGGTTCCACTGGCCTTCCAGCGGCTCGACGCCCGGAACGGTGAAGGCGATCTCCACCTGCTCCGAGCCGATCGCGTTGTCCACGTAGAAGCCCAAATACTCCAGCGACAACGAGCTCATCTGCTCCATCACCTGCCCCCTTCCGATGAGACGAGCGGACCAGGACCGCCGCGGCAGACGCACACGTAGCGGTGGGGTACGGCGGAGCACCGCCCGCGCCGTGTCGGTCTCGGCCACTTGGGCCAGCGTGCGGGCCTTCGTCCGGCCGACCGGCCGGACGGTGTCGGCCTCGGCGGCCTGGCCGAGCGTCACCGCCTCGGCGTACCCGAACGGGCGCGCGCTGTCGGTCTCGGCGATCTGTCGCAGCGTACGGATCTTGACGCTGCGGAACGGCTGGGCGGTGTCGGCCTCGGCGGTCTGAGCGAGGATCGGTTTGCTGCGGAAGGAGAATGCCATGCCGGTCTCGATCACCTGTCCGGCGAGCCGTACCTTCCGCCGGACGGCAGGCCGGACAATGCCGATCTCAGAGACCTGCTGGAGAACGGTGTTCTTGGCCTGCCGGGCCGGGTGCGCGGTGTCGCTCTCGGCGACCTGGGCCAGGATGCGGACCTTGGTCCGGGCCATCGGGAACGCCGTGTCGATCTCGATGGCCTGCTCGGTGACCTTCGATCTGGCCGCCAGGAACGGCAGCGTCTCGTCGGCCTCCACGACCGTCGCCAGGGAAGAGCCGCCCGTCGAGCGCCTGATGACGGAACGGTTTGGGACGCTACGCCCGGAGCGGGCCATCACTCACCTCCATCACCACGCGCTGGCGCGGTGAACCGCACAGGCGGGAATCAGCGGACGTTGCGGTGAGGAGGTGGCGGCAGCACGGATCTCGACGGCGGCCACCGCCCATCGGGTACTGGCGGACGCCTCGCCCGACTGAATGTCGAATGTCACGGAGGTTCCCGGAACCGGTGTGGTGGCCGCTTTGCGGATCGACATGCCCGACAGCCAGTTGCTGCCGGAGGACGCGCTGACGTTGAACGACTCGGCGACGTCCGTGCTGGCAGGCGTCGAGGTCTGGTAGTCGTCACTGGCCGCGCAGATACCGAGCGAGTCGGCGGCCGTCGAGGTGTAGGCGGAGAACGTCCAGTTCTGCACGCCGGAACTGTTTGTGCTGCCCGTCGTGCCGATCGGCTGCGTCATGTCCGCACCGGCCAGCACGTAGATCTTCAGCGCCATGGCAGCGGTCGTGCCGCCCCCGAAGAAGTCGAGTGTCCCGGTGACCGTCATGAACTGGGAGATCGCCGGTGCGGTGTAGATCGCGGCGATGCCGTTGGTGTTGATCTGGGTGACCCGCTGGGTCCACGACAGCGCCGAACCCGTGTTGGACAGCGTCATCGTCGAGTCGTACTTCGTCATCTGGCACGCCACCAGCAGCGCCCCCGCCGGTGGTGAAAACGAACCGGTGGTCACGCTGACGGCGTTGCCCGACACCAGCGACGGAGAGGAGGAATGGACCGTGATCGGCATGACGTCCTCCTCTCACCAGGTCGCGGTTCGATGAACCGCTGCTGGGGTGGCCGCGGGAACCTCTGGCCGGAGTTGCGCGGCGGACGAGACAGGGCCGAGCTTGGCCGGTCCGATCCCCAGATCGTCCAGATGCCAGTAGCCCGAGCCCGCCCCTCCGAGATGGAACTCGGTCGTGTCGGGTTTGCCACCCGGCCATGTGACGGTCGAGGAGATCACGTAGTCGTCGTGAATCGTCGAGTCGGGGTCGAGGTACGTCCACGCCTCGGCCGTCCCGCTGCCGAGGGAGTTGATGGTGTAGCGGAACTCCACGCGGCTCCACTGGCCGATGGGCAATGCTCGCCCGATCGTCAGCACCTTCGTCGTTGAACTGCCGGTGTAGACGTCGATCTCCCCGTTCGTCCAGAGCCACGCCTTGGAGACGATGCCCGAAGGCCCAAGGAGCGCGAACAATCCGGCGTAACCTGACAACTCCCCCACTCGGTGGATATACAGGCGTGAACAGAACACGTCACCGGGCTGAGAGACCTCACCCCAGTCGATATGGGTATCCGTCCCCGGAGCGGGGTTGACCACGGAAAGACCGCTCGTTCCGTGAAAGCGGGCGCTGCTGTACCGCGGCGTGCCCACCACGTTGTGGAAGGCGTCTCCGCTGACGCCGCCGGATTCACCCTCGACGATCGTCGCGCCGTGCGTTCCGCCGTCGAAGTTGTTCGTCATCTCCGTGACAGCGGCGTCACTGAAGGTCACGTCGTCGATGAACGCCGCGTCGAGACCGGCGTGCTGCGAGGAGTCCTTGGTGTAGCGGAAGGTGACCGTGGAGGCCCCCGTCACGTCCAGCTTGCCCGACGTGTTCCACGAGACCTCTCCGGTCTGGCTCAGCACCTCTGTCGAACCGACGAGAATCTTGAGGAAGTCGTATCCCGACTCCGAACTGACGCGGTACAGGAACGTCAGCGACTTCGCCCACGCCGGCACCTGTACCACCGCGTCAGAGGCGCCACCGGTGTCCGGGACCGTACCGCTCCTGTAGGACCAGCCGCCCGAGCCAGCCTCGGCGCTGGAGCGCGCCCAGGTGCCCGAGATCGATACGGCCAGCGAAGCGTCCTCGAAGTCCTCGACGGTCTGCACGCCGCCTCCTGACCTAGATCCGTTCCACCCAGAGCCCGGCGTAGATCGACACGGCCGCGGGGAAGTTCGCCCGGATGGCGAATCCCTGGCTGTTGGCCACGTCAGGGCTGTCGCCCAGCGGGTAGTCGTAGATGACCAGGCCCCCGTTGGGAGTGAGCGGCCAGGAGTCCACCACGTTGAGGGAGGTCGGCTCGGTCGTCGCGGTGTGGATCGCGGTCAGGCCATGCGCGATCGTCCGCCCGTACACCTGCTGCGGAGTGACGGCGGTGCCGACCCCGACCGCGCTGATCGCGACCAGTTCGATGAGACCGGGGACCCCGGAGGCGGAGACGCCGTTCAGGCCGATTCGCAGCTTCTTGGCCTCGAGCCCGAACGAGGCGGGGGCGATCACCGCCAGCGCGGTCTTGGTGATGTTGCTCGTCAGCGCCACGGGCGGGCTGAACAGGGAGTATCCGCACTTGGCCATGTCAGGCCGCCCTGTAGAAGCCGTTGGCGTCGACCTGGACGACGATGTTGCTGCCGTCCGGAGTGATCGGGAAGTCGTGCGCGGTCAGCGGGACGATCTGCGCGTCGGTGGCGGCCCCGGAGGGTTTGTAGCACACCAGGACCTTCGACCAGTTCGTCCCGGCCGCCACGCTGGTGTAGGTCTGGTCGGGGATGTCGAGGTCCAGCCTGTCGTTGGCGTCGTCCGGGCTGAGCACGTTGAGGTCGGCCGCGGCCAGGACCTTGCGGGTGTAGCCGGTGTTGGTCACCTCGTCCGTCGCGCCGGAGAGCACGTCGGCCAGGGTGTCCTTGTCCTTGAGGACGGCGTCGGACTCGATGCCGGTCGCCGACAGGGCGACCAGCACCAGCGCGGATCCGGAAGGGTCCTGCACCTTCACCCGGTTGTAGAGCTCGGCGACGCGGCCGAGCGCGATGTTGAACTTGAAGTCGGCCACAGGGCCCTCTCCTCTGGGTCGGTGGAGACGTTGACGGTGTGGTCCCGGTCCGCGCTGCCCCTCAACAACGGGACCGGGACCACACCGGGGTGGCTCGACGCACGGACGGGAAGGTCCGTTGCGGAGCGGGCCCGCCCAGGGCTGCGAACTCCTGGGGCGGACGTCTACTTGTGGTTCGGGATCGGCTCCAGCAGCTGCGCCCACGCGGCCTGTGTGGTGTGCAGGCCGTACCTGGCGGCGTCGAGGGAGTGGTCGTCGGTCTTCACCGGCGCGTCGTCGCCGCGTTCGGCCTTTCTCTCGTCCCAGCTGTAGGAGCCGATCTCGCCGAGGAAACCGTGACAGGAGCGGTGAACCCTCAGCTGGTCGGCCGCGATGAGGTTGCTCACCGTGCGGATGCCGTCCAGGACGGAGTTGTCGCCCATCATCGGCAGCAGCCCGTCGCGGTGCAGCTGGGTGATGAAACTGGCGGCGGACGGGTCCACGATCAGCCACTCGGGCTTCACCCCGTGGGTGCCGGGCCCGTAGGAGTCCGGGATGGTGTCCAGCCACTCCTGGAGGCGGGCGGAGTACTCGGCGTCGGTCAGCTGCCGCCGCTCCGCGCGGGAGTCCCAGCGCAGCTCGGAGGCGATGTGGATGCGCCGCTGGCCGCCGGAGTCCGGGGTGGACACGCCGATCAGCAGCGCCGCGAAGGGGTTGACGGTGCCGTAGTCGATCCCCACGGACAGCCAGCGCTCCATCAGCGGGACGTCGTCGACGATGTGCCGGTCCGGATCCCACATGTCGTAGATCGCGCCCTCGGCCATGCACCACTCGCCGAGGACGTACCTGCGATACCAGAGGCCGCTGTACTCCGCCTTGAGGTTGGCGACGTAGACCGGGTCGAGACTGTGGTTGTCGTCGAGCTGGAACTGCCACCAGCGCAGGTCCAGCGCGTGACTTCGCAGGAGGAAACGCTTGCGGAGCCAGTGGTTGGGGGCGTCAGGGTTCGTCGTGCAGAAGATCCTGCTGCCGGGAACGGAACATCGGGCGAGTAACTGGTCCCAGAACGCCTCCGGGATCAGGGTGACCTCGTCCACGTACGCGCCGGCGCACGTCATGCCCCGCAGACGGGACTCGGCGCGCGCGTCGTTCGCCGAGATGATCTCAACTCTGCGACCCAGGATGTTCGCAGTCGGAGCCCCACGGTTGTAGAAGATCTTACGAGCCACCGGGCCGGTGAGCGCCGGGTCCGTCAACGGCTCGAAGACGTTCCTGCTGATCGTGTCACTTGTCTTACCAACGATCACCAGGCTGCCGCCGCGCGGGGCCTGCGAGACGTACATCAGCCATCTGAGCAGTGACGCGATGGTCTTCCCCGACCTCACCGCGCCGGTCCAGACGTTGATGCGCGCGGTGGACTCCGCGATCGACCTCTCCTGCTTGGGCGACAGCCGCACCAGGCCCAGGCTCACCCGTCGTCCTCGTCGTCCAGGTCGTCGTCACCGGGCTCCAGCTCGCTCACGACGTGGGCCTCGACGACCTCGCCGGGGGTGTGCCTGGTGCGCAGCGAGTCGAACAGCGCGCCGAGCAACGACATCATGTCGCCGTCCTGGGCGCCGTTGCGGTTCATCTGGTCCAGGCCGAGCAGGTAGGTCCTGCGGGTGATCAGCTTCTCGCACGCCTCGACGGCCTTGACGTCGCCCTCGAGGGCTTTCGGCCACAGCGAGGCCATGAGCCGGTCCAGTCGCTTGATCTCGATGTCGAGCAGCTGCTCCGCCGACTCCTGCTGGGCCTTGCTGGCGGCGGCCAGCGCCCGTGTCATGTCCTTGGACGCGGAGCGAGCACCACCCTTGATGTTCAGCCGCTCCGCTATGACCTCGTAGCTCAGACCGGCCAGTCGCATCTGCACGATTTTGGCGCGCCGTTCGGCGATTTCAACTCTTTTCGCGAGGGGGACAGTCATTCAACAGCACCCCTTATGCCATCGATGAGGGTTACAGGTATCACGCGAAGACCTGTTATGCCGACCAGGAGAATCCTGCGAACCCGTGTCACGCCGCTCCGGTCTCGGGGCAGCGTTACTCTCGGCTCCGTCAATTCGGCGACGTGGGCGGGGGGCGGAGCCGAATCGGGTGCGTCGTGCGCTCTCCCTTGGGAACATCGGGGCTCAGGCGTGGAAGAAAGACACCGTGCGACAGGAGGGTTCACGAGGCTACGAGAGAGTTTCACCAGAATTTGGCACGTTGAGATACTTGTCCCACGATGGCGCCCATCCTACGCACGCTTGTCAATACGAGAGAGTTTCACCAGAATTTGGCACGTTGAGATACTTGTCCCACGATGGCGCCCATCCTACGCACGCTTGTCAAGCTGTCACAATCGGAACTGCCGCCGAAGTCCATGGAACGCATGGAACATGGAAACGCTGGCGCATTCTTACCAGGAGCCTTGCGAGCAGCTTCCTTGCAGAAGGCGATCCAGTATCGGGAAGCACAGAGACAGATTCAGACGATCCTCGACACCCCGTGTGTCCGTGCATCATCGGACAGGACCCACTCAGAGGTTGAGGCATAGAGCCGACGCGCCCTCCTTGATGTCCTTGACAAGGGATTCGCTTCTCACCCCTCTAACCGGGACGGTGATGCCGCCCTCCACGCCGGTCACGAGGAGTGATCTACACTGTGAGTCAAGCTGCGGCGATTGGGAAGATGGACTCTCGCGCACAACCCGACCCGAACGGAACTTCGACGTGAAAAGACTCGTCGCCGTACTTTGGCGACTCATCAAGGGCCCCCTCCAGTGGCGGGCCCTCTGGATCTGGCACGCAAAGTTCATGGTCGGCGTCACCGGCGTCGTACGTGACGCCGACGGACGCGTCCTCTTGCTGAAACACCGCCTATGGCCTGAAGGTCGCCAGTGGGGGCTCCCAACCGGCTATGCCAACAAGTCTGAGACTTTTGAGGACACCGTCGTTCGCGAGGTTCGCGAAGAGACCGGACTCGAGGTTCGCGCCACCCGGCTGCTCCACCTCAAGAGTGGCTACAAGCTCCGGGTCGAAGTCTTCTACGAGGCCGAGCTCGTTGGCGGGACCTTAAGCATCGACTCCACTGAAGTTCTCGAGGCCGAATGGGTGTCTCTCGACTCCCTCCCCCCAGGCCTCCAGGAAACCCACCGTCACCTCATCGAGCAAACGGCACCGCCCCCTCCCCCCTCCGGCTGGGGAGGGGGGAGGGGGTGTGATGCCTAGCCGTCGATCCCCCGCGCCGTGCCTGCCCCAGCCGTCACGCGGAAGAGCACCCGGCAAGCTCTTTCGCTTGCCGGGTGCTCAGCATGTCACCGCTAGCCGTTGACTCCCGGCTCAAGGCCGACGTAAGCGGGCGAACGGAACAGTGCGGGGAAAGCGCCCTCGCCGTGTCGCCGGTCCAGCCACTCCGTCAGTCCGGCGAGTCGTCCGCTGATCATGGCGGTAACGATCAGCGAGTGCAGCTCACTCGCGCCGCTTCCTCCGATCTCGGCGAGGAATCGCCGGTAAGGAAGGTTGACACTCTGTGCGTACCGCCTGAGAGCGGCGCGGTAGTGGTCGGCGGTAACGCCGTCCTTCCGGTAAGTGGGAAGCGCGATCAGGTCGTCATCCGTGATACTGCCGGTGACGTCGCGGTAGGCGAGCCGGTCGATTCCGTCGCGCGGTTCGGTGATGCCCAACCGCGCGGCGGTTTCACGCGCGATGGTCGCCGCTTCCATGTCGGTCGCCCCCTCCATGATCACGCCGAGATTGCGCGTTGACTGCGCTCCCTGCGCGTCCCTCACGGAGTAGGACACGCCGTCCTCACGTCGCCGATTGACGCCGTAGCACGAACGGTAGACCTCCCCCTCGGAAGTGCGCGCGTACTCCCGGAAGGAACCGAAGTGCAGGCAGTCATGGGCATACGCCCTGAGCAGGTCCAACCCGGCTTGCGCCAGGTTTTCGGCGTCACGCTCGTTCAGGCACCCGAAACGGGTGATGAGCGCTGCCATCTGAACGTGCCGGTATCCCTGGTTGGGGTAGTGGAAGCCACCAAAGGCCCCCTGAGTCGTGGATCGGGTGCCGACCCACACCCGATCAGTCGGCAGGAACCTATTGAGCCCCAGAAGGCGGTACCGCTCCTTCATGAGGTCCATGCCGGTGCGGACGACCGCCTTAACGGTCTCGTCTCCCATGAGCAGCACCCAGGACAGGAGAGAGAAGGTAACCGCCGGGTGATCCTGGTTGAGGGTGTGCAGTGCCCGCGCGGCGGTCAGGTGGCCGATGATCTCGTCACGGTCCGTTTCGCTGCCCATGATGTGCTCGTTGGGCGTGAGGTGATCAGGGGTCGAAGGAACGTAGATCAGGTTGCTGTCATCCATGACGGTGCTTCCTCCCGTGTGCGTGGGTTCGCTGGATAACGCAAGCGCTTTCGCTTGCGTGTTGCTGCCGCGTCTGCGAAGTCGCACCATCGGATGCGCCTACGGCGTAGGCGGCACGGCTGGACTCGCAAGGGAACGGCGTGAGGCCGATCCCGCGAATCCGAGTGAGTGTCATCACGTGGAACATTTTTGTTCCTAGCCCAAGAGACACACAAGAGGTTTTGATCACTAATTCATTGCTTTTAAATTACGAACACATAACTAGCCCTTGAGGGGTGGCCGACCTTCTGGGACGGCATTGATCGCGGACGAGACTTCCTTAGTGACTTATTTGTCTCTAGAGTGAGAACGTGACTGACGACCTGACCGTTGAACAGCAGACCGCCCTTGACGAACTTCGCCAACTTCGCGCGGAACTCCAGGCGGTCAAAGATCGTCAACGAGAGGCAGCCATCCACGCTCGCAGAGAGTTGAACCTGCCGCAGGCGGCTGTGGCCGAGGCGCTCTTCGGACGCGCCGACGAGGCGTCGCGTCGTCGGCTGTATCGCTTGGTCAGTTCCAAAAGCGCCAAATGAGCTGATCGGCTCTCGGTGAGGGTCGGCCTCATTCACCCATGCAGCTTTAGGGGCACCCTTGGCCCCTTCCGGCCGCGGGACGCTCTCCGCTCTCGCTCGACCTCGAGCAACTCCCGCACGTTCACGAACCGGTGCCCGCCGACTTCCACGCACCGCAACCGGCCCGCCGCGATCCAACGGTTTACCGTCGAACGCGACACCGCCGCCCGCTCCCCCGCCGTACCGAGGTCGATCCAGCTCCGCATGTCTCCGATCATGGAGTACGCGGCGAGAACCGCCAATTCGGAGGCGCGTCAGGAGGGACGACGGTCGCGCGGAGACGGCTTGGGCGGTCCCCGATCGGGGGCGAGGCGCTGTGGTCGTCTCTGAGTGCGCGAAGTGGCGGGGGCATCCATGGGCCGGATGGGCTGCGTTCGCGCCTCACCGTCAATCCTGGAGCCGCCTGGCGTGCGTCCCTTGCGGCTTTGTACGCGTATTTCGCGAATACCTAGTCAAGGTCAACCCCATCGACGACAGGAACCGGGACGAGGCCGTTGTCCGGCCGCCCGTCGTGATGGCTCCACGGTCACCATGACGTTCCCCGTCCTGGATCACGACTGCTCCCGGCGTTCCGGGTGGGTGAGCCCGAGCCGCTGGCGGACGAGTTCGGCTCCGCGACGGGCTGTCTCGGGGTCGAGAGGTTGCCTGTTGCCCGTCCACGGAACGGGTTTGCGGGCATTTGTGAGGCGCCAGCCCCGGCCGAGCATGTCGGTGAGGAAACGGAGGGCGAACAGGTCGGGGTCGACGCGCTCCTGCTCCGGTAGCTGCTCGCGCTCGCGAATGCGGTAAGCGAGTACGGCGACGGCCGCTCGGGTGGCGCGGTTGAGTCGGTTGTCGGTCATGGATCGTGTGTCTTTCCGCTGGCGTCAACGCTTGTGTGTCGGATGGGGCTGAGGAGTCAGGTGATCACGTCGACGCCTTCCGGTCGGCGGCGCAGCCTCGGCAGGGTTCGGGGAGCCGGTGGATCTCGCAGGTGTGCGCGACGGCGGCAGCGGCCCGAGCCGGGGAGAAGCTTTTAGGAGCTGGAGAAGGACCAGGAGCCGTGCGCGACGCGATGTGCGCGTCGCGCGCGCACGCGAGGACGAACGCTTCCCCGGAGGTTTGGTACAGGGTTCGGGTGAAGGCTGCGGGGAACCCTTGGGGGAACCCTTCAGGAAAGGTTCTCGGCATCGACTCGGCGAGCCAGGGCGCCAGAACCTCCTCCCATGTCTTCTCGTGACCGACGCGCGGCTCCTCGTTGAGTAGCCGATACACCTCGACGACGAGTACCGCCTTGAGAAGTTTCGACCCGACGTTCGCGAAGTCCTTCACCGTCGCGCGAGCGATGTTCGGGCTGTCCAGGATGCCGTCGTGGCGCAGGAACGACCGGATCAGCATCTCCTCGGTGTCCTCGTCCACGACGACATAGCGCGCGTCCTGCAGTCGTCCCACCGCCCGGCGCAGCTTCGGAACCGTCGAATCGGCCGCGAGCCCGGCCCAGCGCTTCAGTGTGAAAGGCACCACCCCGCAGTAGGACAGGCCGGGCTGGGTGAGGGCGAGCATGAAAACGCGTTGCTCGTCCCCACGCAACGCCCGGAAGTCGTCGTCGCTCCACGTCTGGTACCGGATACGGCCGTGCTCACGAGCCACTGTCATCCCTCTTCATCGGTTGTCCACAGGTGTTTTGTCGCACGATGAGGGAATCGAGCGGTTCAAGCTGTACCCGATCATGCAGCGTCGGGTCTTCTCGTGCCCACCGTCGTCACGGCGTCCCACGCGCCTCATGGATGTCCATCAGCCAGCCCTCGCCCTCACGCGGGATCGAGCCTTGTCCAGATACGCAGGAGTGACGCCGAGTCGTTCGGCCACCTGGTCGCGGTCGAGCCCTGTGCGCGTCAGGAAGTCGGCGTCCTCGGCGAGGGCCTGGTCTCGGGTGACCTTGGCGCCAATATCCGGCACGGCGTCCAGGTCGTCGATGTCGTCCCATGCGGCCAGTGGCGCCCACCCCTCGCGGATCGCCCGGTTGCGGACGATCGACACGGTACGGCGCTGCTCGCGGGTCGTCCGCGGCGGATCCTGGTCGAACAGCCGCGCTGTGACAGTGCGAATCACGCGGGCCTGCCACGCCTGAACGACCGTGGCGGCGATGAGGACCCTGTCGAGCTGCCAGCGAGGAACGCCGGTCGGCTCGGCGACCAGAGGCGTCGACCAGCCGCGCGTCATGAGCGCCTGGAGGCGACGTCGGCTGCCCGTCGCGTTGATACGCATGTCGTCGAGCAGTTCGTCGAGGTCGGCGGTGACGGCGAGCAGCCGGGCACCGGTCTCGGACCGGACGCGCGCGGACGGTGCTTTCCCCGGCTCGCCGTACAGGATGACGTCGACGGCTCTGCGGCGTACCTTCGCCAGCTCCGCTACCGAGTCGTAGGAGATGTAGCGGCGCAGGTGGAGCAGGTGCGCGCGCACCGGTTCAGCGTCTGTCCACGGTTGCCAGCGCCCGTACGCCTGGAGCCGGTAACGTTCACGCGCGTACGCGGCCGAAGCGGCCTTGCAAGGGTCGCAGCGGCATTTGGCCATTACATAGGTGGTGTAGGCGCCGTGTTCACGTTCGGACGTGAGCTGGTCGAGGCCGGTCATGACTGCTCCCTTCCGGGGGATGCGGTGCCCCCAACGAGCCGGTTTCCTGCCCGTCGACAGTCCGCGAGGCCGACTCCCCGCACAGGTCGCAAAGAGACGTGTTCATGGGAAGCAGGTTCCCTCGTCTGTTCTTTCCATAAGCGGTTGTGCTTGCGGCATAACGGCATCGCACAGGGTCGTCTGAATGCCGACGACGCGGCCGTTGACAAGGACGGGGACCCCTTCAAGGTCAGGGACGAACGTTCCGTTCATGAGGCTCGCTGTTCTTTCCCGGTCTGGTGGGCCTCCTGCCGTTGTCGCGCCCTCCGCTGATATGCGGCTTTCGCGTTTTCTCGCTGGCAGATCAGGCACATGGACTGCCGCCCGCCTCGGCCGGTTTTGCGGCGTCCGAACTCGGCCAGCGGCTTCACCTCGTGGCAGGTGTTGCAGCGTCGTTCGCCTTCGAGAACGCCAGTGCGACGTTCCTCTCGAGTGAGCCCGCCAAGCACCATGTCAGGATCCTTGAAACCGTTGAGCTCGTGGGCCCAAGCCCGGCAGTCCTTGAGGACGACACAGCGGGCGCACAGAGCCTTGGCCCTGACGATGTCCTGGTCTGTCTTGGAGTCCATGAGCTTGCCCTGACCGCCGCAGGCGGCGTCGGCGTGGAAGTCGGGAACGGGCCCGAAGAGGGACGGGATCACGCTTCGACCTCATCGATCCGGTCCTGAACCGTCCAGATGCGGATGACCACGCCTGACTCGGGCAGAGCGTCAGGGTCGGCAGCGCCGACATACAGCTTGCGCGGCTTGTGGTAGGCGACGACCCGGGCGTCGTCGGCCCAGATTCCGGCGCCGGTCAGCGCGTCCTCCGTGGATCTGATCAGCTTGGACAAGTCGGGATAGACGGTGTGGTGCCGTCGTTTCACTGTGCGGCCCCGGTCGAAGGTGAAGCAGAACTCCACCAGGAGCGGCGCGTCCAGGGTCACCCAGCCGGGACCGGCCGCCAGTTCAGCGGCCTTCTTGACGGCCTCCCGCCAGGGCCCCACCTTCCTGGACGACTCCTGCACCGAGACCTTGCCGGTGAACTGCCGGTTCGCCCCGCGTCCCTTGTAGATGGCGCGGGCTTTCTTGCTGCCCTGCGGGCCGGGCACGCCGTAAGCGGTGATGGTCAGGAGTGGTGTCACCGACGCCACTCCTTCGGGGGCTTGATGCTGCTCAGGCCGTGTTCCTGGACGTAGAGATCCCAGACTCGGTCGTCGAGCCGGTCAGGAGCGGCTTCGGTGGCACGCACCTGGGTGTGGGCGGCTGCCAGGTCCGCGTGCCGTTTCCTGCGCTGAGACCGTCGATGGTCGAGCCACATCCCGATTATGAACAGCGACCAGCATGCGACGGCGAACCCGCCGACGTAGGCGAGCAAGTCCTTGATCATGCTGTTTCTCCTTCCTTCTCCTCCGGGCCTCGGCCGACGTCGAGCCTTTCCGCGTGTCACCTGGCCGGAGACGGCGAGGTTCAGCCCGAGCCCGCCGAGTGCGAACCAGGTACGGGTCGGCGGCCACGGCGGGCCGAGCACGGGCTTCTCCTTGGGGCGGGGCGCTCGCCGGCCTCGGCGCGAGGCTTGGGGGCCGGGGCGGAGGAGAAGCCGTACGACTCCGGTGATCACCGCGATCACGAGGAACGACGAACGCACTTTCGGGTTGTTAGGCGACGGCCTCGTCCGCCGGAGCGTTGAAGACGCGCTCCACGACCCGGCCGAGGCGGTCGTCCAGTTCACCGATCCCGGCCGGGTCCAGGATGGCGGGTCCGTGAACGTGGGATTCGTCGGCGTGGCAGGGGGCGCCGGTCTGATGGACGACACCCTGGGCCGTCGGGGCGCCGCACACGCACAGGGCGGCCGCGGTGGCGCGCTGCTCGACGGCCCTCTTGAGCTGGCCGATGCGAACCTCGAGGTCACGACGGTAGGCGTGGACGACGCGTTCCAGCTTGTCCGCGATGGCGGCTGCCTCGGTGAGGGCCGTCAGGTCGTGGCCCGGAGTAGGAATGCGATCCATCCCGATGATGAGGGTTATCTCCTCCAGGCTGGCCTGGTGATAGACCTGATCAGCCGAGAGGGTCGTGTCGGCGACGAACACTTGTCTGATCATGAGGGGATTCCTTTCGGGAAATCAGTCGGTGGCCGGTGTGTCGCGTCTGGCCCTGTACTGCCGGGCGCTCTGCGCGGACTTGCAGACGACGCAGCGGCAGCCCCAGTTGTGGTAAGCGCCGGACGTGCCGTGGGGAACCAGCTCGGGATGGTCGACGGCACGCTGACGGAGCCGGACTCTGGTGGCACGTAGTCGCTCGCGGACGGCCGTGGTGCAGGGCTCGCAGCGGCAGCCGGTGTTGTAGGTGCTGGCCCTGCCGTGGACGCGTTCAGTCGTGGTCAAGGAAGCCTGCTTTCGGTGAGAGGACCGGCGTGACGCCGATCCCGGAGATGACGGCTACTGCTGGTCCGCGGTGGAGGCGTCAAGGATCGCGCTCCACAGGTCGATCTCGCCGTTGGTGGCTTCCAGCCTCTCCAGGAGGAGGGCGATGTCGGCGTCGGTCAGTGTGTCCGGCGTGGTGACGGTGCGACGGAGCACCGTTGAGGTGTCGCGGAGCCGGTCGTCCACGGCGACGACACCGAGCTCGTCGAACAGCGAGCCGACGCGGGTGAGCCGGGCGTTGCGCTCGACCTCCATCTCGACACGCAGTTCCCTAAGAGCGGCTATCACCGCGCCGGCCTCGTCATGGGCGAGTTGGCTGCTGCTGGTGATCGGCCGCTTGAGGAAGTCGGACAGGAAAGCGAACCGCCGTTCGTCGTTCACGGCGGTGGAGCCCTTGCCGGTGACGTTGGTGACGCCGCACTCCCTGAGGAGCGCGTGCATCTCCGACAGCTGCGCCTTGCTGATCATGACAATGGGTTCGGCGCTCTCCGCCTCCTCGACCAGGTCGGCGTCCTGGATGTCCTCGTTCGTCGAGGACTGAGCGAGCCGTTGCCCGGATCGGTCGGCACGGGCCCGTTCGTCCTGGTCGAGCGCGTGCATGACCTGCGTCGCTTCGGCGCCGGTCAGTTCGTGGGTGCCTTTGACCGGACGGCCGACCACCTCGCTGAGGTAGACGGGGGCGCTCTCCCTGGTGTGGCCCTGGGCCACCATCGCCGCGCCGATCGCGTTGCGCTGGGTTATCGTCGCCCCCTCCGGATCGGCGTCGGCCGCCGACAAACGCGGTTCGTCGGTGGAGACCTGCTCGGCGGTGACGCCCAAGGCCTCGCCGAGCGACCGTCCCTGAGACTGCCTGGCCTCGGTGATGACGACGGAGCCGTCCTCGTTGACCTCGGCGCCGAGCTCCTCGGGGGTGTACCCGATGCCACGCAGCGCCTCTTCACATGCCTCGCGGGCGACCTCCGTGGTCGCGCGGGCCTTCAGCATGGCCTCGGGATAGTTCTGCCAGACCGCCTTGCCCGTGAGCTTCGCCGCCTGGGCACGGGCCAGGGTCCATTCGGAGCGGAACTCGAAGTCCGGGTCGTCCTTTCGCATGATCGTGGCGACCGCCTTGGTCGCCTTGCCGTTGTCGTCGCGTTCCACCCATACCCGCAGCCGGTGGCCTGCGTCACGCACCAGTCCGGAGATCAGTCCGGCGGAGGCGCACGCACGGCCCTCGATGATGTGGACGCCGAGGATCGCGGCCATGGTGGAGACGCCGATCGACTGGCCGAACTCGATCGCGTACAGCACGTTGCCGGGGTTGTTCTGATACTGCCGGGGCAGCAGGTTCGACACGGCGAGCGCCTTGGCGTAATCCTGGCGTTCGACCAGGCCGCTGTTGCGGACGGCGGGCATCGTTTCGACGGTCACAGGTAAGCTCCAACGAGGTCGGTGACGTCAGGAAGGTTCGGCTCGAATTTCAGGTACGGCACACCGTTGACGCCCTTGGCCGTGCGGGTGGCCAGCAGTTCGCCATTGAAGTAGGCGCGATAGGCGGTGCCCATCGCGGCCAGCAGCTTGGACTTGGCGCTCGTGACACGATCCTGGGCTGTCTCCAGTTCCTGGAGCGCGTCGATGACCTCGACGCCGAGGCTGGTGTCGACCAGGTGTTTCCGTTCGCGGTCGATCATGGGGTGTCGGCGGCGCAACGTCTCGTAGGTCGCCTTGCGGGTGTCCAGCGGCGGCGCCTCTTCCAGAAGCAGAGAGGCGATGAACGCCTCCCCCCTCAGCCGCATCTCGGCGGCGGCCGCCGGATCGTAGTCGACGACGTACTCGCGGAACTCCAGCCTGCCGGTGAGCACGGCGACATAGGTGACCGGGAGTCCGAGCACGTCCATGTACCACTGGACCTGCGTCATGTAGTAGAGAGGGATCTCATCTGTTCCAGGCCTCCCCCAGTCACGGCCGTCGGCGTCGGTTTTGATCTCCAGAAGAGCGGACGCCACGGCTCTGACATCGACGTCCTCCGCGGCGGTGGGCGGCGGAGCTTCGCAGATCAGCCGGTCGGGGTTGGCGAGTTGCCACCCCCGCTCCTTGTGGACGTAGGTTCCGGCCTTGTGCACGCCCCACTCTGGGTGCCGGTCGGCGAACCAGGCGGCGACCCCCGCTTCGAGGTAGTGGCCACGAGCCTGGGCGGCTGTCTGCGGCTCAGTCCCGACGAGTTCGGCCATCTCGCACCATAGGCCGTAAGGTGACTGCCACTTCGACAGTCCGAGCACGGCGGCGACGGAAGAACCACCGAGCCGGTTTCTCCGTGCGGCGTGCCACTCGGGCGAGCCGGAAGGCCAGGCTCCGAGTTCCCGGCCGGTGGGGGTGCGAAGGCCGGTCATCGTTCACCGTCCTGTACGGCGTGGTGGACGAGCTGGCTCTGGCCCGGTTTCATGCGTGGCGCTCCTGCTGGTACTGCCATTCGGTGAGGGCGTCGAGTGGAGTACCGCCTCGCCATGTCGGGCGGCTCCGGCCGGGGGCACGACGCCAATCGTCGGTGTTGCGGGCGCTTCGGATGCTCTCCAGGTATTCGGCGATCTCGTCGTCGGTGGGAGGCTCGGTGAAGCCGGACGGCGTCATGCTCGCGGCTCCTGCATGGACTTGGCGGCCCCGCTTTGAGTTCGCGTGGTCACCGGACGCCGTCGGCCTGGGCGATGCGGTCGGTGATCTGACGGAGTTGAGCTCGCCGAGACTTGATCAGCCTGTTCAGCTCGGCGAGCTCCTGTTGAGCCGCAACGAGTTGGGCGGGTGCGTATCGGCGGGTCAGGTGCTCGACGAGGGCCTGTCGAGGGATGCGGAAGCTCTTGTTATGGACGGCGATGGTGCCGAGCTGGCCTGAGTGGATCAGCCCGAGGATGGTGGAGTCGCTGACGCGAAGGGCGCGAGCGGCCTCCCGAACGGTCCAGACGGTTTCACCGGCGGGGACGACGGCGTCGAGGATGCCGTCGATGAGAGCCTCCATGCCGTCGCCAGAGGTGCTCATCAGGTCCTCCTTCCGCGTCGTCGGTCTGGTTGGCTGAGGATCTACCTGCACAGTCAGACGCTATCCGGTTGTACGCGAAAGTCAATAACTTTCGCGTAATTCGCGAAACATTAGAAGATGCTTGATGTTCGAGTATCACTCGTAGCTACTGGTAATCCGCGTACACGCTGGTACGGTTGGCACTACAGGCGTGAAAACCACAGGTTCCCGGAGAACACGAAGGAGGGTGGTGTCGTGGCTACGAGAGGAAGCGGCTCGTCGTTGCCGCTTGAGGCGGTTTTGATCCGCACCCTGCGAGAACGTCCAAGCGCGCTCGCACGCAAGATGAGCCTCGCCACCGCCTTGGAGCGCCTGGCCGAGGTCAGCGACGACGGCGTCGGCTTCTCGGACGGCACATGGCGCAACATCGAACACGGCCGGAAGATCGCCGACGACTGGGAGCTCGTCCTCATGGCGCTCGTCGTCGGAGCCACCCCCGCACAGCTCAAGGAGGTCGGCAGGCAAAGCGCTGCGGAGCTCCTGAGTAGAGAGATCAACAAACGGGCCGAAGTCGAGCTGACGACCGCGGATCTGGACCTTGACGACATCCCCGATGAGACCAAGCAAAAACTGTTGCGTCAACTGGCCGAGATCAGCCGTCTCCCCGGAGCGACCGAACAGGACCGGGCGGAGATGAGAGCGGTCCTGTTCGGCCAGCTGAACACGCTCCTGGACCTTCACGCCGCACAGTTGCGGCTGATGCGGGCCAAGTAGGGACCTCAGGAGGCTTTCAGCTTCGGCATCCAGTCACTGTTGGCGGCGATCCAGCCGAGCTGAAAGCGGTTCTTCGCGCCGGAAAGAGTGAGGAACTCCGCGACCCTGCGCGTCAGCGTCCGTTGTGAGATGCCCAGCGTATTGACGATCATCGAGTCTGTCGCCCCCTCCACGAGCATGCGGAGAATGGCGACACCTTCCTGGTCGAAGACGTCATTGCTCGCCCGCCGCTTCCGCCTGCCGACTTTCTCCTGGGTTCGCACCCAGTACGTGCCCGCCGGGATGGCGGCATCCCACCGCATGTCGAAAGCCGCCAGGACGACGGTGAGCATCAGACCGGGGCGGATCATCAGTACGGCCCCTGTCTCTCCGTCGCGGGGCATGATCGCCAGCTCGCCGTCCTTGGCCAGCAACTTCGTCGGCAGGTCCTCGTCCGTGACGCGGATCTCACAGCCGCTGTTGTGCGACTTCTGAAGGTCTCTCCGCGCTTCGGGGTCGGCGAACACGCGAGCCTCGACGAGGATCTTGCACTGGGTCTCGTGGGGAACCACCTCGTCCACCAGTTCTGTGACGAATTGGAACGGGTGGGTGTACATGGCCCTCAGCTCGTGAACGGCGGTGTCGCGGATCGTGGCGAAAGCCGCCTTGACCGCCTGGGGTTCGGTGAGCACCTCGACGGGGTTGTCCATCGAAACCCGGTTGTTGAGGTTGGCGTGATACTGCACGATCAGGTCGTTCAGTGCCCCCTTAGCGGTCGTGTACTGCTTGTGAGCGCGAAGCACGTTCCCGCTCAACACGCTTTCGGGGTTGCACGCGATGACGAGGTCCTCCCCCGAGGTGAGCCTCTTGTCGATCAGTTGGAGCAGGAGCCGGTCGGCGGCGTCACCGAACGTCTCGAGAATGTGTTCGCGTCGAACGGGGCTGTTGGCCAGGACGAACTGATAGAGGTTGCTTTCCTCCTCGCCAAGCCCGAGCACCTGGTACACCTGTCACTCCTTGTACGGCTTCTGAATTCAGCGGTTTCTCAACGAAGCGGCGCAGGTACGGCCATGTCCTGCTCATGGAGAAACCCCAGTTCGTACGCGCGCAGAGCAGTCGCCGCGCGGGCGCGCAAGGCGCGCTGGTGGGCGCTCCAGACTGTCCTCGCCAGAGGAACGGTGAGCGTCCAGGCCAGGAGCAGCAGGAGGGCGTGCGGGCTTACGACCGCAGGAGTGGTTAGCATGATCACGACGGTGCCGACCGCGACCGTCCACCCCAGGATCACGGTGAAGGCGCGAACTCTCCAGTTCCAGTCGCGCGTGGCTGGCGGCATGGGATCTCCAGGAAGTCATGGAAGGGAATGAAGCTTGGAGACCGGATTACCAGCCGCTGCCATGCATCTGATTTGCCATGAGCGGGGTGGGCGACGGAGACGGCTCGGCGGGGCCTGGGGCGGTTTCAGGCTCGGGCTGCTGTGCCGAATCGGAGGCGGGTAGCGGCGCCGACTCCTCATGCGGGAATGGAATGTCCGGCACGGTCTGTCCGAGGGTTTGCTGGGAGATCACGACGGGTTCCTCGGCGGACGCTTCACTCGGAATCACAGTGATTACGGCGAGTACGGCGACGACCGTCCCTAAGGCGGTCGTGACAGCGCGGAGACCGCGGCCGGTCCAGGCAGCGAAAAGCCGACGAGTGGTACTCATGGATAGTCCTTTCACGAAGAACAAGTTCCCATCGCGGCTGACTGTGCGGGGAACTGACAGTTAGCTAGCAAAGCAGGGGGACCATGGAAACCGTCTTCCACGCCCGATGTCTACGGATTCGAGTGGCTTGTTTTGGCCATGACGCTAACGCGCCATGTGCTATGACCCCTGCGGACCCGCCAGCTACGGATGGTAACCCATCCCGATCTACAAGATCGTAACGATCGGCTATCGTCGCCTGTGGGGACGGTAGCACGGGAATCCCATGGGTGTCATAGTGTCACCTTCGAAATGGAAGACGCCGCCAATAAAAAGAAGGTTTACATGAGACGGGCAATTCAAGGAGTGGCGTCACTGGTTGCTCTGGTGGGCGCGGGAGCATGTCTGGTCATCAGCGTCATCACGCCTGATGTTCACGAGCATCCAGTTCTGACCCCCGCCTACATCGCCCTTCTGAGCTTGGCCGGGGCACTCGCTTTTCCTCCGCTGTCGCGTGGGCCCGTCCCTCTGTCTCCGGCCGACGCATATCGGCAAGGGCGACGTGACGGCCGGGCCCTACATCGGCGCTAGACGATGTAGGCCGCCGCGTCCTTTGCCAGGAGCGGCGGTCACTCTCGCCACTCCGGTAAGTCGAACTCGCCGGCGAGCACCGCGTTGCGGAAGGTCCACCACTCGTAGGGCGTGAAGGACAGCACGACGCCGGCTCCTTCAGGCTTGGTGTCGCCGACCTCGACGCGGTTGCCGTTGCGCCGGACCTTGACGCAGCCGTCTGCTGTTTCCGACCAGCTGCTCTTGTGCCATTCCTCGTTCAGCATCCCAGTTCCCGGGCGGTGCGGTGGATGAAATCGACGGACTTCTCGGGAGTCAACGCCTTCGCCGCGAGGCCGTCGAATCGGCGCTCATAGTCATGAACCATGCCGACCTCATTGGTGATGATCTCGTTGGGAGGCGTCTCGAAGAACACGTGCCTTTCGTCTCCGGGCAGTGACAACAGCACGAAGGGCCCTGAGAACCCTGGGTGTGTGCCCACACGGTCCTCCAGAACGCGGACGGTCACATGGGGCCACGTCAGCATGAACATCAGCCTGGCCAGTTGCTCCGCCATGGCCTGCCGACCGCACACGGGGCGGCGCAGGGCCTGCTCGCCAACCACGACGTCGAACCGGATCGGATTGTCGCAGTCCAGCAACCTCTGCCTGGCGATCCTGGCTCTTACCCTGTGTTCGATCTTCGGCTCGGCCTGCCCTGACAGACCTGCAGTGAAGACCGCCCTGGCGTACTCCGGGGTCTGGAACAAACCGGGAATGAGGAAGGGCTGCCAGGAGCGCAGTTTCACCGCCTCGGTCTCCAACGCGACATACTCCCCCAGGACGTCGCCGAAAGGCTGCCACCACGGGGTGGAACGAGCCTGCCTGACGAGTTGTGAGCACATCTGGCGAATCTGCTCGTCGGCTTCGTAGGCGTCGAGCAGATCGGCGACGTCCCCGTACGCGGGCAGGGCCTCAGCCGTTTCGATCCTGCTGAGCTTGGCCCGGCTCCATGGACGCCGCGTGGACCTCAGGCCGAGGGCAGCGTCGTCCAGCGTCCATCCTCGTTGCCTGCGGAGATCACGAAGGATCTGGGCGAGGTGAAGTTGGCGGCGTGGCGGGCTGATGCGCTGCATTACGGGATTGTCCATGCCGGTGAGGACTCCAACGCGAAAATAGCATGATCTTTTCGTTAACGTGATGAAGAGCCATTTACCCCCTTTGGCACGCTTTTGTGGGGCAAACACGTCAAGAGGCATGAAAGTTCAGGCTCTCCGCCCTTGGGGCGGGCCAGCTTGAGAGGTTGAGCCCGGCCTGGGGCGGTCTTCGGGCAGACGCCTGGCCCGGCGGGCCCCTTGGGCTGGAAGCTCTTTCGGTCGCGCCGCTCTTTGACCTCATGACGAGCCCCCGGGCGCTGTGCGACACCGGGGGCTCGAAACGGGTGTGATGACACTCAACACCCGTGCGAGAGCTGAATCTAGCTGTTGCGGACCGTATCGACAATCGGCCGAATCTCGTGGACCCGCAACTTTTTCCCTCTCGGGCCGGCGGCTTTGGTCACGGCGACGACGCTCTAGCGCTTGATCGGCGGCTCGCCCGGCGGCGGATCCATCAACGGTCATGATGACATCCCCTGGCCGCTGAGAATCTCTTTCGTATGGGCCTCGTACTCCGCTGCAGACCACAGATCGCCACAGCCGCCGAGGTCGGTGTCGCACTCGATCCAATCCTCTCCCGCCGTACGGATCAGCGCTCGAAGCTCGCATGAGGGGCAGGGCCCGATCAATTGCTGCACGTGGACGGTCCACGGCGCCAGCCCGTGAGCGGCTCGTCGCAGTGCTCCCACCTCCTCGATCATGTCGGGGATCCACTCCTGTCCGGCAGCCCACGCGCTGTGCCGGGTGAGAAAGGCCGCCAATGCGGGAACGTCGGCCGTAGTGGGACATATCAGACCTCGCTGCTCGCACACCAACCATGCCCAGCTTTTGAGGGTGGAGGGGATGGACGGCGGCCCTACCTGGTCCTCGTCGTCCCCTCGAAACGGGATCGCCCCTTCGTTGATCATGCACAGGATGTCCAGCCGCACCGGAACCGGGGCGTCCGCCCGGCCCCCGGACACCTTTTCGCCACCGGTTACGCCCGGGAGCACATGTTCACCCAGCCACCGCAT